AGCCAATGCATTCTCCCGGCAGAAATACGGCGACTTCTGAAAATGTTCAAGTCGGCAGATAACCATGTTGATCAGGTCCTCATTGGCTACTCCGTTAATACCGTTCTCTTTTATCGGGCCTTCTTGGAAGTTGATCTCTCCCACTATTTTATCTGGCCATCCTTCCACTTCTTCAGCATCTCTAACTTTAATTACTTGGAAGTGGTGCGGCGCGTTGAACTTCATTTCAAATTCGTTCTCATGGAACACCCGGGTATACTTATTGGTTAATAATCCACTCTTTAATTCCTGCACGATAATTCCTCCCTCTATTTGTCTTTACTGATATATACAATGATCCCGCCCAACCACGAAACTAAGGCCAGGACGAGTAAGATCGTCCCAGCATTTTAACCACCGTACCTTTCCGGGTTGGCCCTGATCATCTGGTCAATGATATCGCATTGTATGTGCCCGCAAAGTTCCTGCCTGAGTCCGAAGTTGCATTTATAGTATCCGGTGATTACCTGGCCATCTTTTGTTTTTCCGGCTATTAAGACGGACTCAACACCCTCCTCTTCTAACCGCAAAATAGTGTCCTGCAGGAAGTCCCGGGTGCTATCATATTCATCGTCTGGGCGCGGGAAACGGATTATGTCAGCCATGTTACTCACCCGCCTTCTTCAAGTGCGCCAGTAGATACGCCAGCCCTTGCGTTCCAAGATGATCCCTGACCAGTCTTTCAATCTCGCATCCGAGACAATTGCCCTTATTTTGACAGGTACACCATGATTCAGATTTATCGCTCATACTAACCACCCGCCTTTTCGGTCGGGTCGCTTTGCGCTTGCCGTAACCTTTCCTGCTCCACTATGTATTTGCCTATGTTGCGGACCAGGTGGTAAAACTCGATATCTTTCATCTTATCCATGAATGTCGTTCCATCTGGCTTAAGAGGAATTTTATCCAGTTTGGCCTGGCTTTCCGTGATAATCTTTGTCCGGTGGTTGAGTTCATTAAAAGGTTCGGGGTCAGGAGGAGGTCCAGTCTGTTTCCATTCTTCGCGGAGTTTTTGGAACGCTTCAATATGTTCCCGTAATTGCTTTTGCTCTAGTTCGACCTTCTGAACAACAAACATTTTCTCCGCCGCGTCAATATTGGGAGGGGCCACAGTGCTGATTGCATAAGGAATCTGGTGCGTTTCGGCCCAATACATTACGTCGAACAATCTGCATTCATTAATTCCGTCGCCAGGTTTATAAAAGGTGGACATAAATTCATACACTTTTTTATAGTCCCGGGGTTCCACTCCAATCCAGCCGCCTTTGTCGCAGCTGAACCATTCCGGTACCGGAAACCGCATTCCGCCTCCAGGACAATTCATTATCCTTTCCATCGCCTCGGATTGCGCTTTCTGGAACGCCTCTAACTCTTTCCGGGCATTTTCCAATAACACCACTTCCGGAGTTGTCAGACTGAGTTCGTAGTCATGTTTATTGGCTTTGCAACATACAAGGGCGTCTACCAGCCTGATTATGCCGTCTCCGTAACTGAACCCCTCGTGGTCTACAAACATTCCACATACCGCTTTAAAGTGGTGGGTTGCTTCTTCTCCCAACCCTATCCATGCTTTGTCGCACTTAAACCAGTTTAAATACATAGAGTTTACTCCTTTCGCCCCTGTCCTATTTGCCCTTTTGTCACCAATTAATTCCGGCATTTTTTAACGAACGGATGATATCTCTTGGATAACCATAATAATGCCAGTCCGGGTGAAGCAAGAATCTGTTTTTTTGTATCTGTTTGCCTTTTACTGATATTATTTTGTATTGATCGTCCCATTTGACCTCCAGCCCCATATCTTGCTCTATAAATGCTCTTACCCCAACAACATCTGGATAAAACCACCACTTGATTTTCTTAAGCCATTTGGTAAATTTTCTCATAGGTTTTCCCTCCTTCACTCGTATCTCCTTTACGGTACAAAAACCACCCATCGGGTGACTTATATAATCGTGGGCTACGGCAAACGGAAAGGAGGAACGCCACCGCATCGGAAGCTTATACGAGCTGCCCACTTGAAGTATGCTATTTAACTTTGTTAAGTTTAGGGTTTTTGGTTTTAGCCGCAGGACTTGCCTTGCGTGATGCGTTGGCCAATATTGCAGACGCTTCTTGCTTGGATATGCCTTCTTTACGACTAATGTCTGCCGCAACTGATTTAAAGCCCGGATGATCAACGTTGGCAGGTTTGGTAGCAGGAACTTTCTTTTTGGGAGTAGTTTTCTTCGCCGCTGCCTTTGGTTTAACGGACTTACTTGCATTGTTATCCTGGTGAAACTTGTTTGCCATTATGTTCGACCTCCTTGTTGTCTTTTGGAGCGTATTCAATAAACGCCGGTTCTCCCTGCCTCCCTAGTTCGTGTTTGATAGTAAGTTCGACAGCCCTACTCAAAGAATTAACCAGCTTCTTTTGCTGCCCTATTCCTGCCGGAGTTGAAGTTTCGTTAGCATAAAGATTAATGCCTTTGGCAAATTCTTCGCCGTCAATTATCATTCTAACTGTGATCAAGTGATCCTTGGATTGCTTTTCCATCAGGGTTTTCCCTCCTCTTTCTTAGCCGAAGAAACTCCGACCGGTCTGTTCATCGTCATCATCCTCGTCGCGTCCCTGCTCAGTGTGGAAGTCGTAACCTTTGGGTTTGCGCCGTCCATCTACTTTAAAGTCAGGGGAGTAACTGCCCAGCCCCGCCTGGTCCCGAATCTCGCTGCCAATCATATCTGAGAACAGGAGATCATCGTGTTTACCGCTCTCGGCATCGGGTCGATTGTTGTCGTCATATATAAAGGACAGCATTTCGTCCAGGGTGGGTATGTCAAAGAATAGATCGATGTGATCCTCAACTAGTGCAACTTCCTTGTCAATAATCAGCGGCCTGGTGTTGCCGTCGGTTTTCCAACCATGCTTCTGTAGCTTCTTGTTCCTGATCGAGTCGTACACCTCGCGTTTGTACTGGCGGACATACTTAAGTCGTTCCAGTTCTTCGATCGGTGCGGTGTTAAAATTCATTTCTATACCTATCAGCGCGGTGTTGAAGTATTTGCCCAGGCAATACATTTGCCAGGTGAAAGGGCGGGAGTTGCTAACCTGCATGTGAACTGTTGCGCATCTGATCCCAGTCAGATTATTAATGGCGGTACCGGAGAAGTAATCCTTGCCCTCTCCCTTGGTATCTCCGCCCAGAGCATAAGGGTATCCCTCCTGGGGTTCGTGATATAAGCGGATCACTCCGGCTGGGTCGTCAATCCATTCAATTGTGTCGTCCAGAATCTTATCCTTTGTATCAGGATCATTCCATTAAAAAGAAAAGCGGCCCACTTTATAGGGCTGCTCTTTATATAACTGTTTGAGGTATGCAATTCTCAGCACGATGGCTTCTTTATCAAACACGCAACGCCCGGAAGCTAGGAACGCTTCTTCGGCCATGCAAGGATATTCTTGTTTTACTACGCCCTTAAGGTCGCCCCACTTCTTGTAGTACCAGTAGACTTGATTCCAGTCCAGCCCCACTTCGTGCACCAGCCACTTACATCTATAGAAGACCCATTCCTTAGTTGAATCATCATAGCTGCCCTTCCTGGGCTTCTTAATCTTGTCGACGCTGCGTTTAAAGTCGCGCTCGGCATGGGCGCTCTCAAAGTTGAGCCGGTATTCGTCCGTCCTCCACCACTCGTAGAATTTGCGCTCCCAGTCGTTGTCCTCGTCCCAGAGATCCTTATATTGGTTGTAGCCGTTGGCAGTTGTTTCTAGGATTTGAATACTATCTTTAGTGAGTGCTTGGCCCAAACTGGCCATCATATCTATAATGTTGTCCCAGAAGCCAGACTCGGATCCGTGAAAGAAATTAAGCGTCTTGGACCGGCCTACGCTCTTTTTGCCGGCTGTGGCTACGCGCCATACACTATTGAGCTTGTCGAATAGAAGCTCCCGGCGATTATTGTATTTCTCCACCGGCTTTAACGTATCAGGTAACTGATCGTAGGGGAACTTAGCCTTGTCCGTGAATATAGCCTCGGTATTATCGGCATCATCTGCCAGGGTATAGCCTGCGAAGTTGCGCCTGGTTATACTGCAAGCTAATTGATACGCGGTAATAATAGAAGTGAATCCCTGCTGTCTACCTTTTAATACCAGGAATTTAAGGCTTAACCTTATCCCTGCTTTATAATCTTCCAGGGCTTGTTTGAGATCATCCAAGAAAGCTCTCTGTACATCATTAAAAAAGAAAGGAACCGTTTTCCGGTCCTTATTGACGATTACCATACACATTTCGATTAGATACTCAGGGTTGGTTTTAATCTGGGAGCGCAGCAGTTCGCCTTCGGTTTCATCTATGAAGCGTTCTCCCACGCTGTCCACAAATTCTTTATCCCTTAATATGTCGTGGTCCTGCTGCCAGGCTCGGCGCCGCTGGTTGATAATTATTTGCGCGTCTACCATATTACAAAAAGTCCTCGAGTTTCTTCTTGATGTTTACGTCGATGGTTTCTTTGAACATGCCCAGGTGGCTGCCCATTTTCTCCAACGCTTTCATTTTGTCATGCAGCTTGAAGCTAAAAACTCCCCTGGAATTGATCGACACCTCGCTGATCAGGGAGCCGTCAACTTCGTCGCTGTCCTTCATATCTATAATCTGTGCGTAATCGATGATGGGTTCGCCGGTTATCTTGTCGTGGTCCACAACTGTCTGCGCAGTGCGGAAACTAAGAAAGTCTTTTATGTCGGCATGGCCTATTTTTTGGTACTCAGCCATAATTTTGTCAATCGTTTCCATGTTGGCCAGTTTGTATTCGTCCTGAAGTTCTTTGACTCTTAGCTTAATCTTACCAATGGCCGCAGCTTGACAAGCTTTAACGTCAACTACGTTATCTTTCCATTTAATGGAAGATGGATAAGCTACTCGATATGCCTCGCGTTGGCTTAATAATCCGGCAAACAAGCCTTGGACATATTTCTCCTGCTTTGGGGTCAATGGCTTATCTGCCATGATCTCACCTCCCGCTTAGCTTCCGGATTGCTCAATAAATAACTTCTTGGCCCATGATGGTATATAAGGATCAAGTTGCTCCCTGAATAACAAATACAAGTTTAAAGGGATTCTATTTGAACTGTTGTAATAAAGAGGGCTGACATAATACTGATAGTCAACCTTCCCTGCCATGGTTATTCTTACTTTGGCCATGATCCCTAATTCGACCATCTTATTGATAAAGTTATAGGTTTGACGTTCCCTTAAATTAATCACCCGAGCAATCCCGGGAATATCATAAGGCTTAACTCCACCATTACCCCGATAACCTAACATATTGGTCTTGCCCCACATCCTTTGAGCCAGGCGGGTCATTTTACCAATCTCCATATCAGTCATGGCCACCGGAAAAGGAATGTCGTAGAACTGAGAGAATCCGCCGACTTGGTTGCGAAATAGATAACCCTTCTCGGGGTCAAAGCGCTTGCCAATCCCCTGGTGTCTCTGAGATATAATCTCGCCTGATTCTTCGTCAAGAATGGTTGTGATTTTCTTCATTGCAACTACCTCGTTTTTTTGCAATTTGGCGGTATTTTTAAGGGTAAAAAAGAGGGGTAAATTGCAAAATTAATTTGCGCTCTATCCCTCGCTATCTCGGCGTTTGTATCACGAGTGCCATGAATATCTACTATATATATATACTTATGGGTCTGTATGGCAGGCTCGTAAGGTTATGCCGCAAATCGGCACGATTGGTTATCTCTCGGACGGGGCATTGGTACGCGATTTAAAAAAATTAAGCATTTTACCATTTTCGGAAGTAATCTTTAAGCTCCCAGTCAACCGCGAATCTCTGCCGCTTAACGCCAACCGTGACAGTGCAGCCAGCCCACAACGTTTTGTTATACATAAGTGTTATGACCTCCTTCCGGACATAGAAAAAGCCCCCGCAGGGGCTGTGTAGTTATTTGTCTAATGTAAAATCAGTATTCATCTTAATAAACTCGCGAGTTATTTTAAATCCTGCGGTTTCTAGGACCTTAAGGGTTCCAGATGGTCCTTCGCCGCTGTATCCGGCGCTTAATCCTCCATCAAATATCATTTCATCACCAGTTGCGTTAAATAAGGTGAGAATACATTTTTTACCTTTCATATCGGCCTTAATCGCTTCACCAAATGAATCCTTGTATTGTTCGTAAAATTTTACTGCCTCCGCTGTGGTAATTTCATCAGTATTTCTAATAAGATTAGCCATTTTCCATTTCCCCTCTCGTTTTCCCTAATTATAACATTAAGAGGAAAAATATAGTGTTTTTACTGTTCAATTCCTAGCTCTGCGCACCATTTCTCAATTTACCTTCCGTCATGAAAAAAAGCCCGGCGTTGCTGCCAGGCTTCGTTGTTATATGATGTTTATTAGTTTAAGGACACAAAGGACCTTATTTTATAATTTTAATTCTGTTAGGTTTCGTTTTTCTTTCAATAACTAAAGTGTTATCAGTTTTCTCAATTATCACTGTTGTATTATACTCCATTGGTATTTCTTCATGATATCTACCTTCAATGGCTAGACAATTTTTGCCCTCTTTTTTTCTAATTCCTATCCTAGTGGAGTAAAAACTTTCACCATCGACATCCGCATTAAATTGTTGCTTCCCACTTAAAAAGGCCCCCACGTCTTGCGCAAGCTTATCATCTTTGATTTGCTTTTCTAAATCCTCTAAATGTTTACTATCGGCCATCTTTTACACATCCTTTCGCCTTTTCTTCTAACATTCGGCAAAAGGAAGCAATTTCCTGCAAATACAAAAGTCCCAGACACAATTGCCTGAGGCCTTTGTTGTTAAGTATAAAATTCTACGCTATAACAATATCACGGTTGACACGTCTTAGGGTGCCATAATAGTGCCAAAATATTTACCATAACCCCCATCCGGCTGCTACCCGTCTAACAATATCCTGTTTTGCTCTGGCAACACTGCGTGCACTGGTCTTCGCCTCCAATGCTATCATACTGTTATCTCGCCATCCTTTTGACCAGATTGCATCCAATACATCCCCGCTGTCTGGATCTCTTTGTACCAGGTCCATAATCGTTACACACCTTGATAAATATCTTAATTGCGGACTGTGTAAAGCACTCTCCTGCGATTCGTATCTTCCTGTTGTAGGTGACTCTCCTGAATACGTAACTATTCCACTCTGATCCGGTGGTCCAGACATACCAGCCTCTATGTATGAAGCGCGGATCTCTTCGAGTTGAGTATGGTATGCTGCCTCGTTTAGTGGATATAACTTTATTTGATCAACACAAAACCGCCAAACTTCTCTTGGTATGATTGCCACTAATTCAAGACCTCCTCTCTATAATCCAAAAGGCCAACAACCCACCGACTAAATAACTGCTGACATTGATAATATACTGATCGATAATGGCAAAGGCTCCCGCCGTCACTCCCCCTGCGGCTACTGCTAAAATTGTCCGGATATTAAGCCGGATCATGGGCGGTCACCGAGGGCGGCGAGGGCATCTTTAATAAATCGGAATTCGCATTCCCGCCCTCCTTGTTCTTCACAAAGTATGTGCCAACCTTCGCTTTTTCCTTCTTCTCGGCACTCTTTACATATTTCCTTTGACGCCGCCGCAACCGCTTCCAGCTTCGCCATGCGCTCCCGGATATCTGCACCGGGATCGGGAGAAGAGAGCGCATCGTAACAAGCCTTGGCTATATCTTCTGCTAAGCCCGATATCCTAACAAACGGCTTACAACAAGCATTTATATTTTTCAACACATTGCTCAGCCCCACCACCTGCGCTGACAACTCACTATTTCGGGTTTCCGCTTCGATTGACCTTACCCAAAGTTTTTCGTTTTCGGTATTTATGCCATTCCATTGTTTCGACAACTGCTGAATAGAGTACCGCTGGATGTCGTTTTCTTCGCGGAGGGCGGCGACTTCAAATTCGGCATCTTTAAATTTCACCCAGTCCCCATCTTCGCATTCCTTGACATTCATACTGTCGCTGCCATCATTTTCTATTGTCCACAAGAACACATATCTTCTCATTCCGCCATCTCCATTTCCGTAATCTCAACTTCCGTCCTCTCGTCAAAGTTCTTGTGCCTGTAGGCGTGTAATTCAATCACTTGTCTATCGTCGTTCCAAGCTATCTTGTTGCAGCCATCCAAAACGGCCTTGCTTAAATTATCGATATCGCCGGGGTTCCCTCTGTGGTAGTAGAAATTAATCGTTACTGCTATTAGTGATTCAATAGGGTTTTTAATCTTAGTTTTCGCCGACCATCCTACCGCCTGTTTATACGCCAAATATCGCTGTGCCGCCTCGTCTACCCATTTGCTGCGTTGCGTCATTCTTACTGCCGGGACTGGTCTACCGGGAACTGTGAAGGAATAGGCCATCTACTCCGCCCCCAAATCCAGCAGCCATCCGATCAGCTCCATCTTCTTCACCCGGCGTAGTGTGCGATGCTTAAACACATCTACCGCCCAGCCCTGTATCAGGAGTTCGGCCGCCGTGCGCTCGCAGTATTGGTCCCAGGTGGCTTGCCGATCATCGGGGGTATAGCCATGGGCCGTTTCGTCATAACTCCCCTTTAGTGGCGCGGTATATGTGCGTTGGGGTTCTGTTGGTAATTCGAACCTTATCGGCATAACATTGGGAGTAAAACCCCTTGCTGCATCAGTGGCCCCGTTCATCCCGAGGTATGGATCATTATATTTAATAACTGGTATAATCTTAGGTGCAGATTCCGCGTTTTCCTGAGCCGGTTCATGCTTCGCGGGCGGGACCGGTTCTGGGATCTGCCGTTGCGCTTTAAATTTTTTTATTAACAATTCCTTTCTCTTTAAAGGTGAATCTTTATCCTGCGCCTTCCTCTCTTGCTGCATATGCCGCTGCAAAGTGTTCTTTTTTATACCCAAAATTTCAGCTATTTCCGGCAAACTTTTTCCTTGCGATATCATTCCGTTTACTTGCGGCATCAGTTTGTCCCAACCC